AAGCAGTACAGACCCGGTGACAACACACTGCATACCCCGGGCAGTGTTGTATTGGTTCTTTAAATGAGACAGCCATGACTGAGACACTGAATACAAGCAAAGCAATTATTGCACTGACTATTATAATGGTTTTCATATTATTCTCCGGACTGTTATATTAAGTATACTATAGCATCAAACGACCAAAAAGTCAAGAAATACTTTATTCTTGACAATCAAGTAGTTAAACGCAATATTTGGTTTCGTTTGCATAAATAAAGTACAAGAGGCCTTAGTCCCTCTATAAAAACGGCTACTGTAACCGAGGAGACAACGTAAATGTCAACAGAATCAAACGCAACACAAGATAACACAACTGTTGGAGAAGCACTCGAGACTGTAGTTGATCAAGAGGTAGAAACAACAGAAGCTGAATCACAGGAAATCGCCGTTACCGAAGATGCCCCGGCAGCACCAGATGATGAAGCAGAAACAACTGACGATGATGATGAATCAGAGACAGATGAAGTAAAGGTTAAAAAGGCAAAAAGCAATAAGAACTTTAATAAGCGTATTCAACAAGTAATTGAACAACGCGAGCAAGCAGATAAAAGAGCTGCTCAACTTGAGAGAGAATTAGAAGAGTACCGTAAAGGTCAGACAGCAAAGCCCGAAACAAACTTTGATGCTGGTTTTAGTTTACCAAAGCCAGAAGCTTATCAATACAATACAATCGCTGAATTTACTGAGGCGTATACAGATTGGAAAGATGAGCAAAGAGAATTTGTAAGAGAACAAAAAGCACAGCGACAACGTGTTGAGGAAAATGTGGCTAAAACCACAGAAGTATGGAACACTCGCGAAAAAACGGTAAAAACTGAGTTCGAAGATTACGATGCGGTAGTAAATGTGGACATGTTAAATGCAATTAATTTAACTAAAGATTCACACATATCAGCACGTATCTTTTTGACTGACAGTGATATTGGGCCAAGAGTGCTATATGAACTCGGACAAGATGATGAGTTGATGAGTAAGTTTAAAACTGCATCCCCTGTTCAACAAATTAAAATACTTACAAAGCTTGAATCTTTACATGAGTCTATAACTGAAGCGCCAGCAACGGCAAAAACAACTACAAAAGAAGCGATAAAGCCACTACCCAAGTTAAAAGGTGGAGTTATATCACAACCTAAAACGATGGACCAAGTTGTGGCTACTGGAGATTTTGCAGAATATGTAAAATTTCGTAACTCGCAGAAAAAGAAAAGTTAGTATTGGGATTATCCTAATACGACAAAAAATTTAATAAGGAGCCTATTATGGCCGCTACAAATACACTCTTGACTAACACTGCTATCACGAACGAAGCTCTGTTGGTCCTACGCAACAACTTCGTTCTTGTTCCACGCGCAGCTCAAACTATCGATTCAATGTTCGGTAAAGTTGGCTACAAAAATGGTGATACCGTGAATATTCGTATTCCAGTTCGCTACAAATCAGCACAGCAAACAGCAATAAGCTTGAACAACACTGTTGAAAGCAACACTTCGCTGCAAGTTCTTCAACGTAACATTGGTGTTGACTTTACAACTGAAGACCTGAAGTTGAAGATGGATGTGTTCTCAGATCGTATTCTCAAACCACAAATGGCTCAATTGGCATCAGATATTGACCAAGCTGGTTTTGCAACATTTTACCAAGGTGCTGGATTAACTACTCCAGGTTCTTATACTGCTGGTGTTCCTGCTGCATTTACTGGTGCTGATGTTTCAACACTTCGTGCATTCCTGGATGCTGGTGCTCGTTTGGACGACGCTGCTGCTCCGCGTGATGACAATCGTTATGCTGCACTAACTCCATCAGCTAATGCTGCTACTGTTGACGCATTGAAAGGGTTGTTTCAATCAGCTACTGAAATTGCCGACCAATACAAACGTGGTTTGATGGGTATGGCCGCTGGTTTTCAATGGGTAATGGCACAAACACTACCATCATTTACTTGCGGTACTCGCGTAGCAACTGGTGCAACTGTTAACGGTTCTGGTAGCCCAGTAACTGGTTCAAGCATTGTTCTTGCACAAGCAACTTCAACTGGCAACACAATTACTCAAGGCGATCAATTCGTTATTGCTGGTGTTTACGCAATCAACCCACTGACTCGCAGTGCATCAAACAAACTGCAAGTGTTTACTGTTCAAACAGGCGTAACATTCTCAGCTAATGCTGCTACTGTATCAGTATTGCCAACAATCAGTGTTACTGCTCCTAACGAAACAGTTAGTGCGGCTGCTGCTGACGGCGCCATTGTTACCTTTATGGGTGCTGCTGGTGTGTCAACTGATGTTAACATGGTATGGCATAAAGATGCATTTATGGTTGCTTTCTGTGATCTACCAACAGATTTGCCTGGCGCTGAAGCTTATATGGCTAAAGATCCAGAAACTGGTGTTTCTATACGTTTTGCTAAACAATATGATCCACAGCTTGACGTTGTTTATCACAGAGCTGACGTGTTGGTTGGTTGGAAGATGGTTCGTCCTTCACTTTGCCAAAGGGTACAAGGCTAATCAAGAAGTAAATCAATATAAGTTAGGCCCAGGTAACCCTGGGCTTTTCTTTGAGCATAAATAAGGATAGTCAATATCCATCAATAAAGGACACAATAATGTCAACATACCTCGATTTAATAACTAACGCCTATGTTCTATCTGGAATTAAAGGTGAAGGAGAAACACTAACTCCAGAGCAAGCTCAAGCGGGACTATATGCCTTGCAAGAGATGATCGATGCATGGAATGCTGATAATCTCAACTTATACACATTAGATATACTAATGATACCAATAGTATCAAATCAACAAGATTATACTATTGGCCCAGCTGGAGACTTTAATGTTACAACTAGACCAGCAAATTTAGAAGCAGCTTGGTTTCGACAATTGACCGTAACCCCGTTTGTGGATTTACCAATTTACCTTATATCACAAAATGACTGGGGTAATGTTACCTCAAAAGGCATAACAGGTAATTTAGCACAATATGGTTATTATGATCAGAATTATCCACTAGCAACACTACACTTGTGGCCAATACCAAACGGTGCTTCCGGGAATCTTATTATTCACGCAACACAACAAATGAATAGCAGTTTTCTGCTCACTGACACCGTTAATATGGCTCCTGCTTATAGGGGTGCTATTAGGTTTAATTTAGCAAGACTGATTGCGGCTGAAAACGGCATAGAGCCGTTAATGACAGTAGTACAACAAGCAGTTAATTACAAAAGACTACTTGAAAATAATAATGGCGCAATGGTACAGCGCATGTCATACGACGCAGGTGCTATGGGGTCGCAAGCTGGTAGATGGATGGTGCAGAGCGACACGCTTCGTACATAAGGATAAACTATGTCTCAATCACAACGCTTTGCTGGTTTTGTTGGCCAGAGTTATAATTTAAAGAACTGGAATTATGATTGCCAACGCACAATTAATAGATATGTAGAATTCGACGAAACTGGTCACGGCAAAGATGCTGAACCAGCACAACTCGCACCTTGTCCAGGACTAACAAGTTTAATTTCTGGATTAGATTCAGGCGGATCTCGTGGTGGCTGGTCTACTTCTACAGACAAATTATATTGGGTATTTGGTAATACACTTTATTTAATAACGGGCGTGGTCGGTAGCGCAACGGGATGGTCAGCAACATCTTTAGGAACAATATCAGGTACTGGTCCATGCAAATTTTCAGATAACGGGGTGACTATGTTTATTGTCACCGGCCCAATAGGAGCAGTTTATGCAGTCACATTGGCAAATAGTACACTGGCTCAGATGGATACTACGGGCTATGGTGGTGGCAATGTTATTTACTTTGGTTATATTGGTCCTGGTTCTGGTTATACTAATGGCATTTATTATAATGTTCCACTTACTGGTGGATCAGGAACAGGATGTATAGCACACATTACCGTCACGTCTGGCGGCGTTACAGCACTTGAATTGGTATTAGGCGGAGTAAATTATACTGGCGGTGACGTGCTTAGTGCAAGTACTGCATTATTAGGTGGTGTCGGTGGTGGCTTTTCTGTTCAAGTAGTAACTATTGGTCAAGGCTGGCAAGATTCAAGTTCATGCGCCTATATTGATGGATACGTTATATTCACACACAGAGACACTAATCAATTCTTCTGGACTGATTTATATTCACAAAATATTATTGGCTTTGCATCAGCTGAAACAAATCCAGACCACGTAACAGGTATCATAAGCAATAACGAAGATATATGGATATTTGGTGAAACAACAACTGAGGTATGGTATAATTTAGGTGGTGGAACTACAGGAAACGAAATATTTCAGCGTAGAGCAGGTCTCCTCGTTGAAACTGGTGGTGCATCACCATATACTATACAAAAATTAAGTAATTCAATCTTATGGGTTGCTTCAGATAACAGGGGCGGAGCAATGGTTATGATGGCAAACGGCTATTCTCCAACAAGAGTAAGCACTTTTGCAATTGAACAACTAATGCAAACAGTAAATTCAAATCAATTGAAACTGGCCACTGCTGATGCATACCAATGGAACGGACATTTCTTCTATAGTATTAATATTCCGGGTATTGACTCAACACTGGTATTTGATCTGACAGCATACCAATTATCTGGTTCACCACAGTGGCACGAACGCCAAAGCGGATATGGACTAAAAGCAACCAGGCATATCGCCGAAGGTCATGTGTACTTCAATGGTAAGCACATTACTGGTAATTATGCAAGCGGTGATCTGTACTTTTATGATATAAATAATAATACCGATGCAGGGGCACTTATCGCAAGAACAAGAGTAACACCACATGTATCAAACGGATTAAAGAGAATGAGATATGTGAGCTTGCAAATTGATTACACTGCTGGGACTTTGCCTGAACTTACTTCTTTTCCAGGACAAGCAATACCATCAGGCACTTATGCAACATGGAATCCAGCAGATAAAAGTGTGTATAATACATTATCAAATGGTGATTTAACTTCTACTATTACAACCAGCTTTCAACCCGGTGGAGTTAGAGCATTATATGGTAAATCATCAGGAAAGTGGTATTGGGAAGATACTATTGGCTCAGTAAGCGATGGTTCAACTTTAGTTGGTGTAGCAACATCAGCGTGGGATTTAGAATCTCAAATTGGTGAGGGCGCAACAAGCTGGGCTTACCGATCATATGACGGTAACATTTTTCATAACATGACCAATGCCGCGTATGGTCCAGCATATGGCCCAACTGATGTGATAAGTACACTACTTGATATGGATGCCGGCACGTTAACTTATTGGTTAAACGGTGCTAATTTGGGAGTTGCCTATAACGGAGTAACAGGGACAATATATCCTGGTTTCTCAAATGGTCCTTTTGGAGCTACACCGGGTTCAACAACAACAAATTTTGGTGCTACTGCTTTTGTGTACACACCACCATCAGGTTATGCTGGTCTTACCGCATCAACAACAGTTATCCCAACAACACCAACTACTCCGCAAGTTATGTTACAATATTCAGATGATGGCGGTAAGACATGGAGCAGTGAGAGATGGCTAAGTTTGGGTGGACCAGGTCAATATAGGAACCGCATTATATACTATAAATTAGGTGTATCAAGAAACCGTGTATTCAGAATAGTAGATGTGAACAACTGTTACTCTGGTATAAGTGGTGCAGAATTAACTGTTGAACCAGGTGCAACATAATGGCAGTATTAATTATATCTCCACCACCACGAATTGCACCTATTGCAGATAAAGGACATGATTTAATTAATAGGCAATGGTTTAATTGGTTCGAACAAGTATATCAAAAGGTACAAGGTTCAGGAGCACCTGTATTATCATTTAATACCAGAACAGGCGATGTTGTGCTTACTTCTGGTGATATTACACAAGCACTTGGTTTTGTGCCGGCACCAATATATAACCCGGCATTTACGGGCATACCAACAGCACCAACAGCACCGCTTGGGACTAACACAACTCAGATTGCAACAACTGATTTCGTATTAAATGAGATTGCGACAATTCCATCAGCAACTTTATTGCAAGGACATGCAACTGGAAATAGCACAGACGAAATCTTTTTCCTAAATAAAAAGACAGTTAACTATTCATACACTATAGGCTCAGACACAAACGCATCATCGGTCGGACCTATTACAATAGGATCAACAGCAACAGTAACAGTTCAACCAGGCGGCATCTGGCTTGTTCTTGGCAGCTAAATATACTAAAGGTTAAAATATGAGCACAATTATTTCAGATAATGTACAACTTGGTCAAGACCCAACAGCAACCAATAATTTCACAATAAGAAATCCTGATAACGGCACTGTTGTTTTGTCTGTTGGTAACTCGGGCGTAACAACACTTGATGTCCTAACCGCCACTAACGCTGGAGATATAACTATTTTAGGTAATGTT